CTAGTGTGGTGACAAGTGAGAATTTAGCTGAGTTCAACGCCAAGAAGATGGGTTTAGCTGATAGAGCGCCTGTCGAGGCTGTGGTTGAGAAAACTCCCACAGAGCCGACAGAAACGCAAAGCCAGAGTGAGCCGCTTGGAGAAGATGAAGCGACAGCGACAGAGGAAAGAAAACGCAATCCAAAGCTGGAATTGAGGTTTGAAAAGATAACCAAGCAACGCGAAGAAGCAAGGCAAGAAGCCAAGCGGGAACGGGAAGCGCGGGAATCTTTAGAGGCCAAAGTTAGGGAACTGGAGGGCAAGGTATCCCCGAAAGCGGAAACCCAGCCAACTGGTGAACCCAAGCCAGAGAATTTCTCCGATATGTATGAATACGCCAAGGCGTTGACAGATTATCGGGTTGAACAAAGGTTAGGCGAGGAAAAGCAGAAGGATGCACAGGCGAAACAGCAAGCCGAACGGGAAAAGGTCATTAGTGCCTGGACTGATCGGGTTAAAGCTGCCAAGTCTGAGATGCCTGATTTTGATGACATGGTTGGTTCTGCTGACGTTGTTGTGAGCAACGAAGTGCGGGATGCAATCTTTGAATCAGATGTAGGGCCACGCATTCTTTACCACCTTGCCGAGAATCCCGAGTTCGCAGAGAAACTCTCAGGCATGACGGTGGCATCAGCTTTAAGAAGCATTGGAAAGCTAGAGGCCCAGTACGAAAAGACTGAGCCTACGAGTAAAACTGTCGTTGGGAAAAGTAAAGCGCCAGCGCCGATTAACCCAATCAGATCGGCGGCAAACGGCAGAGATGTGCCCCTTACCAGCGATGGTAAATTTGAGGGGTCATATCAAGCCTACAAAGCCGCACGAATGGCAGGGCGAATCCGCTGACAATCAATCATTCTTTTGAAAGTAATGCAAAATGAGTAATAATCTTTTGACTATTTCAATGATCACCAATGAGGCATTGATGGTCTTGGAAAACGAGTTGACCTTCTCCTCTGAAGTTGACCGCAACTATGACGATCAATTTGCCGTTAGCGGCGCAAAGATCGGTAACACCCTAAACGTTCGCCGTCCTGGTCGTTTCATTGGAACGACTGGCCCAGCCTTGAACGTTGAGGATTTCAACGAGACTTCTGTGCCTGTCACTTTGACCACGCAGTTTCACGTTGATACCCAGTTCACCACGCAAGATTTGGCCCTGTCATTGGATATGTTCTCTGACCGAGTGCTAAAACCCGCTGTGGCTGCTGTTGCCAACAAGATCGACTTTGACGGTCTGACGATGGCAAAGAACAACACCGCCAACATCGTTGGTACGGCTGGCACTCCCCCCACCAGTTTGCTCACCTACTTGACCGCAGGTGCGTATTTGGACAGCGAGGGCGCACCCCGTGACGGTCGCCGTTCTTGCATTGTTGAGCCTTTTACGGGCGCAACCATTGTTGACAGCTTGAAGGGTTTGTTTGTTCCATCCGATGTGATTGGCAAGCAATACCAAAAAGGCATGATGGGCCGTGACTCTGCTGGTATGAACTGGAAGATGGACCAAAACGTTGTGAACCAAACCTTTGGTTCTTACAGCGGTTACACCCTCGCCACCAACACCACCAGCATTGGCATCAGCACGGGTTGGGCACAAACCAGTAGCGTCACCTTGGTGGCATCTACTGGCTTGACCTTGAACCAGGGCGACACCATCCAGATCGCTGGCGTGTTTGCTGTCAACCCCCAAAACCGTAGCGCATATGGTTCGGGCAAGTTGCGTAGCTTTGTCGTGACCGCAACGACCGCTGTGGCTACTGGCGGCGGTACTGCCGTGACCGTTTCTCCTGCCATCATCACTGGTGGTCAGTTCCAGAACGTCACCATTACCACAACCAGCAGTTCCGCAGTTGTGACCCCCTTCAACAACACAGGTACTGTGTCGCCCCAAAACATCGTGATGCACAAAAACGCATTCACCTTGGCTACGGCTGACTTGGAACTGCCTGATGGCGTTGTGTTTGCTGGTCGTGCAAGCGACAAGGAACTGGGCTTGTCAATGCGTGTGGTTCGTCAATACACCATCAATAACGACTCTATCCCCACCCGTGTGGATGTGTTGTATGGTTGGGCGCCCCTGTATCCCGAACTCGCTTGCCGAGTTGCAGCTTAATCAACATTGAAAGGACTAAATCATGTCTAATCCAGGCGCAGCAAGCACCACCACCAACCATCCCAGTAACTTGGCAACCAATCAGGCATTGCGCTTGATTGCCTCTGCCCAAGGCGTGAACATGAACGCTGTTGCTGACACTATCGCCCCCATCTTGGTGGCTGGTAACGTCAGCGTTCAGAGCATCATTGTTGCAAACGCAAGCATCAGCTTGACCACGGCACAACTTGCCGTGTACACAGGCCCAGGCGCTACTGGCACGACCGTCAAATCAGCATATGCGTTGTCGGGTAATAACTCGACCACCGCAGTTGTTGTGACCGCCGCAACCTCAACCGCATCGATTACGGGCACACCCCTGTATATTCGTTGCACCACCGCCCAAGGCGCTGCCGCAACCGCAGATGTATTCATCTATGGTTACGACCTGACCTTCCTGCCTTAAAACGGCATGAAATAAGTGCGAAAGCCGCCCTCAAAAGGGGTGGCTTTTTCTCTTTTGAAGCATATAATTTGAAAAGAAAGGCCAAACCATGTCTAATTTTGCACAGATTTCTGCAACCACAACGGTCAAAAACCAAGCTGGGAAAGTGAAAGGCATTTTTGTTAGCGCCGCATCATCTACCCCCACACTTACGATTTACGACACCCAGACAACCAGCACCACTTACAAAGTAATCGACACGTTTACACCTGTGAGCGCCACAAATTACAATTTTTATGATGGCATCAACACCGAGGATGGGATTTATGTCGTGATTAGCGGTACTGTGAGTTGCACCGTCTATTACGAGTAAAACATGACCACAGCGGTCACCCAGACCACTAATTTTGTCCCAGTTCAAGGGGTGTTTGCCCCTGAACCGACTTATGCCCTCCAGTATTTTGTTGGCCCTGCTGGAACGCCGTTCTATGGCCCTGCAAACGCCACGTTTACCAACATCAGCACGGTAACGGGCACAATTACCACAACCCCAACTGGCGACACAGACATTGCCAATAAAGGCTATGTGGATTCGGTGGCGCAGGGCTTGGATGTAAAAGCATCCTGTGTGTATTCAACCACGGCAAACATCACGCTGTCGGGTTTGGCGGTACAGGCGGGGGGCGATTGGGTTGCCACGCTGACCGCTGGGGATAGGATTCTGGTCAAAGATCAGACTTTGAGCCAGTTCAATGGTATATATGTGGCGGCATCTGGTGCTTGGGCACGATCTGCCGACATGAATACATGGGCAGAAGTTCCATCGGCGTTCACCTTTATTGAATCTGGCACAACCTTGGCTGATACGGGCTGGGTGTGTACCTCAAACCAAGGCGGCACGATTGATGTGACCCCAATCACTTGGTCGCAGTTTTCTGGCGCTGGGTCATACTTGGCGGGTACTGGATTAACCCTGACGGGCAACACGTTCAGCATCACCAGCACTGGGGTGACTGCGGCGGCGTATGGTTCGGCATCATCTGTCGGGACTTTTACGGTCAATGCTCAAGGTCAATTGACTTTAGCGGGAAGCACCAGCATCGCCATTTCGGGCACTCAGATTACCAGCGGCACAATTGACAGCGCCAGATTGTCTGGCAGTTATTCGGGCATCACTGGTTTGGGGACGCTAGGCAACTTGACGGTGACCAACACCATCACAGGGTCGGTATCGGGCAACGCTGGCACGGCTACAACGGCAACCAAGGCCACAAACATAGCGGGTGGTGCGGCTGGTTCATTGCCTTACCAAACAGCGGCAGATGTAACGGCATTTTTGGCGGCTGGCGCAAATGGTCAAGTATTGACTTTGGCGGGAGGCTTGCCATCTTGGGCAACGCCCACCACGGGAACGGTCACATCGGTTGGCGGTACAGGCACGGTCTCAGGTATTTCCCTTAGTGGCACAGTAACCACCACGGGCAATTTGACTTTGGGCGGCACATTAGATTTGTCTGCGCCCCCTGCGATTGGCGGGACAACTGCCAACACGGTCAGAGGCACAACGATCACGGCAACAACTAAGTTTGTTGGCCCTTATTTTGACGCTGCAAACAGTGCTGGCGGGGCTTTGCGTAATGCAAGCGGGACAGCGCAATTGCAATGGGGTGCTGGTGGTGGTAGCAATTTGACATTGGATGTTTCCACGAATATCAATGGTGCAAATGCACAGATTGACATAAGCCCAACGGGTACGGGTCATGTTCACATGAAACCCACAGGCACAGGTGCAATTGAAATTGCCCCAACAAGCCTTGGCACGATTAACAATATGTCGATTGGTGCAACCACCGCATCAACGGGCAAATTCACCACTATTGATTTCAGCAGCACATTGGCGGTTTCGGGTGCAACGGGGTCGGCGGGGCAAGTTTTAACTTCTAATGGTGCGAGTGCGCCCACTTGGACAACCCCCACCGCTTATGCCACGGTCACAGATGACACAACCACCAATGCGGTGCGTTATCCCTTGTTTGCAGACCAAACCACGGGTAATTTAGCCACCACTTTGGTTAGTTCCACAAAGTACAACTTTAACCCTAGTTCTGGATTGTTGACCGCCACAGCGTTTAGCGGGTCGGGGGCAAGCCTGACAAGTCTCCCAGCGGGTCAGTTATCTGGCACGATTCCAAGTGGTGTATTGGGCAATTCAAGCCTCTACATTGGCACAACCGCAATTGCACTCAATCGCTCGAGCAGCGCCCAATCCCTGACAGGCGTAAACATTGACGGTTCGGCAGGGTCAGCAACGACAGCGGGAACCGCAACAAACGCAACGAATGTGGCAATAACTGATGACACCACCACAGCGGCAGAAATGTATCTCTCCTGGGTGACTACAACCACAGGAAATTTGCCAATCAAGGTATCATCCACTAAACTCAAATTTAATCCATCCACGGGCGTTCTAACCGCCACGGGCGGGGTCACAGGGGGCACATTCTGATGTGGAAAATCTTGGAAATCCAAGCCGATGGCGATCTGATCACAGGCGCACGGTATTTCTGCGCTAAAAACGGGGTGGAAACCGAAGGCTGGTGGAAGTTTGCCGAGCCAAAGCTGACCGTGCCATTTGCTGATGTGACCGAAGATATTGTGATCGGTTGGGTGACCGCCGACATTGGCGCACAGGTCGAGGCCCGATTAGACGCGCAAGCTGCGGCAACCCAACGGGTTGTTGTCGCCCCCTGGTTGCCCCAGGTCTTTACACCGAGCATTTGAGGAATCAATATGGCAGTATTTTTATCACCAATTGGCGGGGCAGGGTGGCAGTTTTTCAATAACGATGGCACGGTGTTATCGGGCGGGAAACTCTATACCTATGCGGCAGGGACAACAACCCCAAAAGTAACATACACCACATCCGCTGGAAATATTGCCCATTCCAATCCGATTATTTTGAATTCCGCTGGCAGAGTGCCAACGGGCGAAATCTGGCTGACAGTTGCACAATATAAGTTTGTTTTAAATACATCTGATGATGTTTTGATTGCAACTTATGACAATATTTCTGGCATTGGTGCAGCAGAATTTCAAGTTCAAAACTTTACTGGTACAGGTTCACAAACCATATTCACTTTGAGTTCTGCATCATTGGGTGAAAACTTCACGTTTGTGTATATCAATGGCGTATACCAGCAGAAAAACACTTACACAGTGTCTGGCACAACCCTGACGTTTTCACAAGCGCCGCCTATTACTTCATCCATTGAAGTCATGTTTAACTAAGGCAAAACATGGCACAAGCAGGTTTCACCCCCATCCAACTGTATTTCAGCAGTACAGCAACCAATGTGCCGCTGGCGGCTGATCTTGCCAATGGCGAACTGGCAATCAACATTACTGATGGCAAACTGTTCTATAAAGACAATGCGGCGGCGGTGCAAGTCATTGGATGGAAAGTTGTCCCAGCTACGGCTGGCGGTACGGGTCAAACATCGTATGCGGTGGGTGATTTGCTTTATGCAAACACCACCACAACCCTTGCAAAACTTGCTGATGTAGCCACGGGTAATGCGCTTATTTCTGGCGGTGTATCAACTGCGCCAAGCTGGGGCAAGATTGGTCTTACCACTCATGTTTCTGGTGTTTTGCCAGTTGCCAACGGCGGTACAAACGCATCTACGGCAAGCATTACGTCATTCAACAACATCACGGGTTATTCGGCATCTGGTGCAACAGGCACAACTTCAACAAATCTTGTGTTTAGCACTAGCCCAACGCTTGTAACGCCAACATTGGGCGCTGCGCTTGCTACCAGCATAAAATTTGGTTCTGGTTCTGTTTTATCTGTGTATGAAGAAGGCACTTGGACACCTACCATTACCAATGTGATTGGCACTTATACATTAACCACAGTAAATTACGCGCAATACACAAAGATTGGTCAAATGGTGTATGGGTTTTTATCTGTCACGGTGGTAACCTCTGGCACAGCTTCTGACAGCATGAATTTCACTTTGCCTTTTGTTCCTGCAAGATCGGGATTTGGTTCTGGCAGAGAAAACGTGACAACTGGTGATATGTTAATTCCACGAATAATTACTGGTGGTAGCGGCGAAGGCCGACTGTATAAAACTTCTGGTGCGGCTGCTGGGGCGGGTCTTGGAACCTATGTTGTAAGTTTTATGTATCCAGTATAAGGAAAAAATAATGTCTTTAACCAAAGTTTCTTTTTCAATGATTGAAGATGCGCCAGCAAATGTGCAAGATTTTGGCGCTGTGGGTGACGGTACAACAAACGATGCGGCGGCTATTCAAGCCGCTATTGATTCTTTTGGGGCCAACGCGGGGACTGTTTATTTTCCACAGGGAAGCTATTTGGTTGGAACTGCAATCAATTTAAACGATAAAAGAGGTATTCGTTTAGTTGGTACGGGTGCATTACTTATATCAAATAATCCTGGTACAAGAATTTTATGGGCTGGCGCTGCTGGTTCTGGTTCAATGTTGACTGCTCAAGGTGCGGTATCAATTGAAATTGAACATATCACTTTCCAATATACAAATGCGGCATACAACGGAAATTTAATAAGTTTAGAGAAAAATGGTCATGCTTCTGACACCGCAGGAATTCATATTCATCATTGCAGTTTTACTGGAAGCGCAGGGGTAACTAGTGCAGCCAGGTTAATTGCATTGGCCTATACACTTGATTTCACTATTGAACATTCTTTTTTAAATTATGCTGCGGTTGGAATTGGATGTACTGATACAAGCAACAACGCAATTACCATTGGTAATGGCACTTGGTTTGATAAAAACTTTACTGATTGCGCTGTAAAGCCAAGGGGTTCAAACTGGAGTTTTGGAAATTTTGTGTCGGAATCAACCCCAGGCGCAAATCCATTGACAACATTTTTAAAAATAGATACTGAATGCGTTGGACTATCTTTTACAAATGGAATTTGTCTAGATGGTGGAACTGGCGGCGGCACTTTAATAGATTTTTCAACTGGTACGGCAAAAGGAATCGTTTTTAATGGAACGACTCTTAGCGCAACATCAGGCGGTACTGCCGTTAAGTTAAGTGCTACGCTAAATCAAAATTCTGGTTTTGCGGCACATGGTTGTAATATTTCTGGCATTGACAAAGGATTTGATCTTGGCAGTTGCGTAGGCGTTGATATTTCTGGCAACAATATAAATGCCAGTTCATCCGCTTGGTTGGCTACAAATCAAATTGATTTTTCAATCAAAAACAATAACACCTATGGGCTTTTTTGCGGTTCAACCATAGCGGTTGATGGGTTTATTTATGTGACCTCCACGGGTACTGGTGGCAATGAAAACGGGCGAAAATTAGTTTCAGTTACGGTTAAAAGCGCAACTTATAACGAAACTGCTATTTTTGCTTTTAATGGCAGCGCTGGAACAACTAGCGTAGTTTCTGCAAGTGGCAATTTTAGTGTAACGCTTGGCAATGCCGGAACCATTAACGTTGGCTACGATGCTGGCCCTGCCGCATGGAAAGTGCAGAACAAAAAAGCTGAAAGCATAACGGTCTCTGTTTCCACTTTGGGCGCAATGTAAGATTGGAGTATAAAAATGACATTAGAAAAAATTGAAATAGTTGATAGCGTTGAAGTGGTTGAAAACAATTGCATTCAAGTTCGCACTTGCATCCGCATCATGGAAGATGGCAAGCAACTTAGCAACGCATTCCACCGCCATGTAATTGCACCAGGGGATGATTACAGCGCCGAGGATGCCAAGGTTCAAGCTATTTGCGCGGCGGTGCATACCGCTGATGTGATAACGGCATATCAGGAGGCCCAAAATGCTGCTGCAACTGCTGAAATCTAAGACTGTCCTATTTGCTTTGTTGCTGGCAGTTTTGTCGGTTGTGCAAGGTTTTCTATTTGCATTGCCTTTGACCCCACTCCAACAGATGTATGTGGGCATTGGGATTTCGATTGTGGTGACTTTGCTCAGAATTGTGACCACACAACCCATTTCGGAAAAATAGCCATGACCCAGCCGATTGACATCATCACCCGAGCCATGAAGGACATTGGCGCTGTCGCCGCTGGTGAAGTGCCAACGGCAGACGAGGCGCAAGATGGTCTGGATATGCTTAACGACATGATCGCCCAATGGTCGAATGAAAACATGATGGTTTTCTATCGGTCAGAGATCATTTTCCAGACTACGCAAAATCAAGTTCAGTACACCATTGGCCCAAGCGGTCAAATGGGGGCAACATTCACGGGATCAATTGCTGGAACAACCTTAGCCGTTCCTGCCAATGCGGTGACCGCTGGCGGCATTAACATTGGTCAGACGCTATCAGGCACAGGCATCACAGCGGGAACAAGGATTGTTGGCTTTACAACGGGCGCTGGGGGCAACGTGAACGAGGGTGGGACATACACCTTGTCCAGCAGTAATACCACACTTGCGCCAGCTTTCACGGGGTCTATCAGCGGCACAACTTTAACTGTTAGCGCCATTTCTGCTGGTTATTTGGGCATTGGTTCTGTCATTTCTGGAACTGGTGTTACCGTTGGAACTACGATCACAGCGTTTGTAAGTGCTTCTGGCGGGGTTGGAACATACACCGTTTCGGTTTCACAAACTGTTGGCAGCGTTGCCATGACGGGAACGATTACGCCTTTTCCAATTTCTGCCTATTACGAGCGTCCTCTAACGATTGAATCTGGCTTTGTGCGGGTTGCCACAATGCAGGGCGGGTCAAACATTGCGGGTGGTTATCTTGACTACCCCCTGTCAATTCTCAGCCTTGAGGAATACGAATCTATCGGTATCAAGCAATTGAACGGCCCTTGGGCAAAAGCAATTTACTATCAGCCTTCTGAGTTGCTGGGGACAATTTATGTCTATCCCAACCCGTCCCAGGGCGAATTGCATTTATTCACACAAACGATCTTTAGAGAATTTGCCACGCTAAACGACACCATCCAACTGCCCCAAGGCTACAACATGGCATTGCGGTGGTGCTTGGCTGAACGTTTGTTGCCCATGTTTGGCAAGGTCAACACCACACAGATTGCCATGATTAACGCCTATTCTGGGCAAGCCAAAGCCACGGTCAAGCGTACCAATATGCGCCCACCCCAGATTGCCCGATACCCTGACAGCTTGATGGTTGGCAGGGCCAAGGATGCTGGCTTTATCATGGATGGAGGCTTCCGATAATGCCTGATTTTGGATTTGTCGGCACATCTTACGTTGCGCCATCTATCTACCAGGGCGATCAAGAATGTATCAATTTTTTTGCTGAGATTGACACATCTAAGCAACCTGGGGATAGGGGCATTGTGGCGCTTTACCCCACGCCTGGATTGGTTGAAGAAGTCCAACTATTGGCGGCAGAGGTGCGGGGCTTGCACACCATGTCAGGCGAAACCATCCTGATTGCGGTGTCAGGGAATCGAGTCTATCAGGTCAGCACGGCATTTGTTGCCACCCAGATCGGGACGCTAACCACCAGCACGGGACAAGTATCCATATCTGACAACATTGACACTGCAAATGGTTTGACCGCCTACATTGTGGATGGGCCTAATCGTTATACCTGGGTTGTTGCCACTAACACATTCACCCAATTGCCATCTTCAGATGGCCCTTGGCAGGGTGCATCTGTGGTTGATGTGGTTGACAACTACAACATCTACAACGAGCCAGGAACGCAGAACTGGGCGTGTACTGACTTGGGGTCTAGCCTATCCACTCAAGCCCTGTATGGCACGGCTGACGGTTCATCTGACCTGCTGGTGACCCTAATTGTGAACCAGCGACAGGTGTATTTGATTGGGGAAGTAACCACCGAGGTCTGGACAGATGTGGGCAACGTAATCGCAGGGATTACGACTTTTCCATTTCAGCGAGTGCCTGGAACATCAAGCCAATCAGGTATTGATGCCAAGTTCTCTTTGTCCCGATTGGGCGAAACATTTGCTTGTGTGGCAAAAGATAACAGGGGTTCAGCAACCATTGAAATGATGCAGGGTTACACCTGGGTCAGAATCAGCACCCACGCTGTTGAACAGTCATTGGTGGATTCAATTACCTCTGATGCTATTGCCTACACATACCAGATTGAAGGCCATGAAATGTATGTGGTCACATTCCCCAGCGTTGGGGAATATGGTCTTACTTGGGTTTATGACCTGTCAACCAAAAGCTGGCACAAATGGTTATCTTGGGACACTGATTTAGCGGTTTATAAACGCCATCGGTCAAACTGTGCGGCATTCTTTGCCAATAAAAACCTTGTTGGTGACTTTGAAAACGGCAAGATTTACAGTTTGGATAATTCTGTATATACAGACAATGGGAACCCAATCCGCAGACTGCGCCGAGCCATTCACCTGACCCAAGACTTACAACGCCAGTATTTTGATTCTTTCCAGATTCAATTTCAGCCAGGGGTTGGGCTAAATATTGGACAAGGACAAGACCCCCAGGCCATGTTGCGTTGGTCAAACGATGGCGGTTCTACTTTTTCAAATGAGCATTGGGTCAGCATCGGCAAGATTGGTAACTATGTCAATCGTGCTTTGTGGCGGCGTTTAGGTTGGTCACGGGATAGGATTTTTGAAGTGGCGATTAGCGACCCTGTGAAGGTGGTCATTGTGTCTGCCGAACTCAAAATGTCTGCTGGGGATAACTGATGGCAACCGCAGTTCCAAACAGCAACATCAACATTCCCTATTCGGCATTCCTTGATGAAACCACGGGACGGCCCAGCATTCCTTGGTTGCAGTGGTTGATGAATCCCAACATCATCACCTTGAATGTGGCAAACACCAATATCACGGGTGGGTCAATTGACAATGTGACTATCAACAATTCCACTATTGGACTGACAACTCCTGCGGCAGGTAAATTTACCGATTTCACGGCCTTGAATGGGGTCAAAGGGGGCACGTTTTGAACGACCTTGACTTGCCTAGCCATGTCTCACGGGAACAGGTAGAACGCCTCCAAGCGGAAATGGCAACCATGCCACAGGCAGAATTGGTGACAGAACACCAGTTTAGCCCTGGTATGTATATGCGAAAACTGTACCGCCCTGCTGGAACGCTGATTGTGGGCAAAGTTCATAAAGAACCCCACTTCTTTTTATGTGCCAAAGGCGAGATAATCGCATGGACAGAAAGCGGCATGAAGCGCCTCCAGGCGGGGGATGTGATCGAATCTAAGCCTGGGACAAAGCGGGTTACTCTGGCTGTGACTGATGCCATCGGCATTACGATTCACAGAACTGATAAAACCGATCTTG